TGTTGGAAACCAGCCTCCGCGTTGGTACAACTGACAACGATATCAATGCGTTGAAGAACAACGGTTCAATCCCTGAAGGCTACACCATTAACCACTACCTGACCGACACAAACGGCTGGTACTTGACTACTGATGTACCTAACGGTCTGAAGCACTTTATCCGCTCTCCTTTGGAGAACAAGATGGACGGTGACTTCGACACAGGTAACGTTCGTTACAAAGCCCGTGAGCGTTATAGCTTCGGTTGGTCTGATCCATTGGGTACTTTTGGTTCCCCCGGTTCAGCTTAATATTTCTTCGGAAATATTTGAAGGGGGCCTTGTGCCCCCTTTTCTTTTGGTGTATATTGACTTTAATCCGGGCTTTCCGGTGCATCAAACAGTCCCGGCTGACGACATACAGATTGATGCACTTAACTTGTATGTAAGGAAACATCATGGGATTTGCATCACACCTTGGCCCTTGGCTGCTCGGCACTGTTAAAAACACTACTGGCACTACTGCTGGCACTATCCGCAACATGGGCGCAACTGTTGTCACACAGACTGGCGTAACCACTGTAGCCGACACCACTGCTACTACAGAGTTTGTTTTGCCTGCTGGCGCACAAATTTTGGAATTCTTAGTAGACATTACCACCGCTTACGCTGGTACGACTGGTAACACCATCACTATTCAAACTGCCGCCGGTGCTTCTTTGGCTACCGTTGGTGGTGCTACAACTACACCTTTGGCTGTGGGCCGCGCAACTACAACTGTTACAGGCGCACAGATCGGTACATACTTGAACGTTGGTTCAACTGACTTAATCGTTCAAGCAATCTACGCTTGCGCTGGTACAGCTAGTGGCGGTGCTGCTACGATTACTTGCGTGTACGTTGTTCGCGGTTCTGACGGTGTTGCTAACCCAACTGTTTCACAAAACTAATTAGTCTAGGGGGCTTTGGCCCCCATTTTTAAGGAGATTAATTATGATGCAGACAGACGTAAAAGCCTCTCATTTAGAGGCAACTGGCACGGCGGTCTCTGGCCGTACTAGGATTAAAGGCTATCAGTTTTTGACTGGTGGTACTGCTGGCGATATTGAATTTCGTGACGGTGGTTCTGGTGGCCCTATTCGTTTAGAATTTAATATTGCTACTACGCCAACAAATCCGTTGTCGTTTACGATACCCGGCGAGGGCGTTTTGTTTTATACAGATGTCCACATAACTTTGCCTACAAACGCAAAAATCACGGTGTTCTATGGCTAAGAGCGCGGCATGGCAGAGGAAAGAAGGCAAGAACCCCGAGGGTGGCTTGAACGCCAAGGGGCGAGCCTCCGCCAAAGCGCAAGGCATGAACTTGAAACGGCCCCAGCCCGAAGGCGGCTCCCGGCGCGACTCTTTCTGTGCGAGGATGAGTGGCATGAAAAAGAAGCTAACCTCGGCCAAAACAGCCAACGATCCAGATTCACGGATCAATAAGTCGCTGCGTGCATGGAACTGCGCAGATGGTGGCTACGTTGATTCTGCTGACGGTATCGCCCAACGTGGTAAAACAAAGGGGCGGATGTGCTAGATCTGAACACACTATGGTCAACAATCTTAACAATTCTCGTCGGTTTGATTGGCTATATGATGAACGAAAAGTTCAGGGAGCTTGCTCGCATCAGCATTCTCTTAAACAAGACACGCGAGGAGGTCGCCCGTGATAACGTTACTCAAGCAGAAGTGGATCGCATTACGAACCACATTGACCAGCGCTTTAACAAACTTGAAGCAAAAATTGACCAACTTATTCAAGCGGGGCGATGATGCCAGCAAAAAGTGAGAAGCAAAAGCGTTTCATGGATGCGGCTGCACATAACCCGGCGTTTGCAAAAGCGGCGGGCATACCTGTATCCGTTGCAAAAGAGTTTAGTGGGTCAAGTAAAGGTAAAACATTTGGCTCCGGCGGTTCAAAAAGCCGTGCTGATGTTCAAGCAATCAACAAGCCAAAAACCAATCACGGAGAATCAGGCTTATTTGCAAAAGGCGGTGCTATGAAACACGAAGACGTAAAGATGGACAAGTCCATGATGCAAAAGGCTGTGAACAAACACGAAAGCCGCTTGCATAAAGGCCAGCCAATGACTAAATTGGCTAAAGGCGGTATGTTCCGCACATCCGCTAATGGTATTGCTATGAAAGGCAAAACCAAAGGTACACAAATTAAAATGGCCGGTGGCGGCTGCATGTAAGGAGTAAACATGGCACGTAAAGACTTAGCTGGTATTGCCGCCCTTGCAGGGCTTGGCATGTTGATGGCTAACAAAGGTAAAAAAGGTGGCAATGAAGACGCTATGAGGCGTAAGATTGCTGCTGACAAAGAAGCTAACGCTGACGCACAGAGTATGGAAGATGACTCTGGTATGGACGCAGAAGAGGCCGCAAACAAACGTACTGAACGTATGCTCAAGCCTAATGAGCGTGGTGCTGCTGGTACATCTGAGACTGTGTTCCCATCTGCTAGACCCAGTGGTGGCGGTGGTGGTGGCGGTCGTCCTGCGGCTGCTCCTGCTATGCCTGTACCTCCCATGCGTGCTACTGAAGCTGGTATGTCACGCGGCACACGCAATGCTCCTGCTCCTATGGGTGGCTCTGGTCGTGGCGGTCAAGGCGGTCCTACGGCAGAAGAATTGGCTGCATACAAACCCCCTGTATCAAGCAAGTATCCTGACATCCGTGGCTCTGCTGCTGACAGCGAACGCGCTAACATGCGTAAAAACATTCGTGAAGGCTCACAAGCTGTTGAAGGCGTGTATCCTGAGTCCAACTTTGTTGCTCCCGGTTTGAGAGCAGCGCAGTCTGCTATTAAAGGTATAGCTGGTAGATTTGGTGGGGATTCCGCTAAAGCCGCTTCTCCATATCTCAAAGAACTGCCATACGGCGGTGCTAAACAACTACCTAACGCTCCTACAAAACAACTTACTGGCCCTTCTAAAGCTGAGTTGATGGCGCGTGATCGCGCTGCTCGTGCTTCTGGTCGTAATGAAGAAATGTTGCGTGAAAATGCTCGTCGCTATGGACTTGATCCTGACAACATGAATCCCGCAGCAGCGCAATCAATTCGCAAAAACTTAGGTGGTGATGAATTTACCCTAGGTATGAAACGAGGCGGCGCAGTCAAAGGCTATGCTTCTGGCGGTTCTGTAAGTTCCGCATCACGTCGCGCTGATGGTATTGCTACCAAAGGTAAGACTCGCGGCAAAATGTGCTAAGGAAATACTATGAAACGTAGCGTAAATGATTACGATAAGACTACCGGCGGTGGCTATCAAATTCCACGAACCCGTACTAAAAGTAATGACCAAGAAGCAATGGATTACTTAGGAGCAGGTTTTGGGGCTGCGGGCGCTGCTGCAACTGCGGCAATGGCTATGCGACCTAAAAAAACAGATGAAGATCTTCTTGAAGCCGCTGACCAAGCTAAACGTGAATCCGATGCTGAAATGAAGCGCGAGTCACGCGGCGTTAAAAAGCCAGCTAACTTTGATGCAATTCAAGAAGCAAAACAAGAAGTTAAAGACGCTAAAGATCGTAAGAAAATTAGCGACATGGGCTACGCTGGCGGCGGTATGACTGCTTCTAGCCGCGCTGATGGTTGCTGCACCAAAGGCAAAACACGCGGAAAGATGGTGTAACCATGATGGCCAGCCGTGGCATGGGAGCCATATCCCCAAGTAAGATGCCCACCGGGAAACGAAAAGCCCGTCGGGATGACACGGATTTCACGCAATACGCTAAAGGCGGGCAGGTGTGGGATACACCTAACCCGAACAAAAAGTCCAAAGAGCTGTCTAGCGTTAAAAAGCAAGCAGCTAAATCTAGGGCTAGAAAAGCTGGTCGTCCGTATCCAAACTTGATTGATAATATGTGGGCAACTAGGGACGCATAATGACAACTTCAGGAACAGCCGCGTTTAATCTTGACCTCACAGAAATTGTTGAGGAAGCATTTGAGCGTGCTGGTTCAGAGCTGCGTACCGGATATGACTTGCGTACCGCACGCAGGTCTCTAAATCTTCTCTTCGCAGACTGGGCAAACCGCGGTGTCAACATGTGGACGTTTGAGCAGGGAACACTCACCTTGACTCAAGGACTAGCCACATACGCACTACCAAATGACACAGTTGACTTGCTAGAGCAGGTTATTCGTACAGGCGCGGGTAACGTGTCTACCCAGTCTGACCTGACTATTACGCGTATCAGTGTTTCTACATACGCCACGATCCCCAATAAACTTCAGCAAGCCCGCCCAATTCAGGTGTGGTTTCAGCGTTTAGATGGTCAAACGTCGTCCGTAGGGACTACATTAAACGGCGCTATTAACTCTACAGACACTACAATTACACTAGCTTCTACCGCTGGCTTAGCTACTAATGGCTTTGTATTGATTGAGTCTGAAACTGTACAGTATGGCTATATCAGTGGTAATCAGTTAATGAACTGCTTCCGCGGACAAAACGGTACAACTGCCACATCCCACGCAACTAGCACTGCTGTCTACTCACAAAACCTGCCATCCGTTACTGTTTGGCCTACACCTGATGGATCACAAACCTACCAATTCGTTTATTGGCGCATGCGCCGTATTGATGACGCAGGCGGCGGCACTAGGACTATGGATGTACCTTTCCGTTTCCTCCCCTGCTTGGTTGCTGGACTCGCCTACTATCTTGCACTTAAGGTAGAAAATGGCTCTCAGCGTCTGGATATTCTTAAGGCGCAGTATGACGATGCTTGGCAGTTAGCTGCTGGTGAAGATCAAGAAAAAGCACCTATTAGGTTTGTTCCCCGTCAGATGTTTATTGGCGGAGGCACATAATGGGTAATCGGTTTGCTTCCGGTAAAAATAGCATCGCCATATGCGATCGTTGTGGTTTTCAGTTTAAATTAACTACACTTCGTAAAGAAATTAAAAAAACCAAAATATACAATTTGCTTGTTTGTCCTGAATGCTGGGATCCAGATCAGCCGCAGTTATTGCTAGGCATGTATCCAGTTGATGACCCACAAGCTGTGCGTGAGCCGCGTAGAGATTCAACCTACTATACGGCGGGTACAAACGGATTACAGACAGTTAACTCAACTAGTAACGCCCCTGATGCCGCTGGCTACGTGACCATTGGTTCTAGGGATATTCAATGGGGCTGGGCACCGGTTGGTGGATCAAGCGGAGTTGATGCGCCTTTAACACCAAATTACTTGGTGGCAGTCGCATATGTTGGTACAGTAACGATATCTTAAGGAGCTTAATATGGCATACACAAAATCAGCTGATGGCGTAGCTAAAAAGGGTAGAACAGATGTTCAAATCTTCCCTAACAGCGGCCCAACTGCATCCAACCCAAAAGGCGGTAAAAAGTCTGCTGGTGTAACTAGCGAAGCGATGATGAAAGTCGGTCGCAATATGGCTCGTGTAGCAAACCAAAAGCGAGGCTAATCATGGCAACATTTAGTAAAAAAATGATGGGTAAAGAAGTTGGCGATGCCGCTACTTACGCCAAACCGCATACTATGAAAGGTAAAGCTGTTGGCATGTCAACTAATCCCGGCAAGCCTTCAGACATTAGTAGCACTACGACCATGAAAATGAGTCTTGGTAACTACAACAATGGTGAGAGCCAAACCAAAACAACTGGTATCAAAATGCGCGGCACAGGCGCGGCTACCAAAGGTTTAATGTCACGCGGCCCTATGGCTTGAGAAACACATGAACTACACCGAGTTAAAAGCTGCAATCATTGCTTACACAGAGAATCAGGAAGCGTCTTTTGAGGCGGAAATACCTGTGTTTGTTGAGCAAGCTGAGCAACGCATTTACAACTCGGTGCAGTTTCCATCTATTCGCAAAAACGTGACAGGTGTAACGTCTACAAACAATAAGTATCTATCATGCCCGTCAGACTTCTTGGCGGTGTATTCGATGGCTATTATTACGGATGTGACGGGCGGAAATTTAAATACTGGAGCGTATGAATATTTGCTTAACAAAGACGTTAACTTTATTCGTCAGGCGTATCCCACACCCAACGACTCGGGTGTGCCGCGTTATTACGCTTTGTTTGGTCCACAGTCAGCTAACGTAGACGAGTTGTCGTTTATTCTTGGCCCAACGCCTGATGCAATTTACAACGTTGAGTTGCACTATTACTACTATCCGCCATCCATTGTGACTGCTGGTACGTCTTGGCTGGGTGATAACTTTGACACTGTACTTTTGTATGGTTCATTGGTCGAGGCTTATACTTACATGAAGGGTGAAACCGACATGATGGGTCTATATAACCAGAAGTATCAAGAAGCTCTTGGACTTGCAAAACGTTTGGGCGATGGTATGGAACGCCAAGATGCTTATCGCACTGGTCAGTATCGTCAGAAAGTAACTTGATATGGCGATTGTTCAAACCCAGACTACAAGTTTTAAAGCAGAGCTTTATCAAGGCATACATGACCTCACAACCGATGTCATCAAGATTGCTTTATACACAGCCAATGCAGATATAAATGCAGACACAACTATTTATTCAACTGCTTTGGTTGGACAAGTTGTTGCTACTGGATACACAGCGGGCGGTTCACAATTAACGCCTATTACAGTTAGCTCTTCTGGGTATACAGCCTATGTTGGCTTTCCAAACATTTCTTGGACCGGAACTATTACCGCACGCTGCGCGTTAATCTATAACGCTAGTAAAGGTAATAAGTCTGTGGCGGTTTTAGATTTTGGCTCTGATAAGACGCAGTCTCCCACTTTTACGATCACAATGCCGGTTAACGGCCCAACCACTTCATTAATTCGTTCTTCTTACTAGGGAGTCAATATGACCACGGAAAAACTCAAAGTAACCGACCACATTTCTAGCGGTGTTATTGCTGGCACTCAGTCAGGCGAACAAGCCAAAGCTACCGGCGTTTACTACGTTGAATGCCACGATAAAGACGGCAAGCTCAAGTGGTCTGCTGAGACTAAGAACTTGGTAGTGAACGTTGGCCTACAGTACATGGCTGGCACGGCTTTGACTTCTGTAGCCCAGATTACCACTTGGTACATCGGCCTGTACGGTGCTGGTGCTTCCAATACGCCTGCGGCTGGTGACACAATGTCTTCCCACGCTGGCTGGACTGAGGTTGTGCCTTACAGCAATGCAACCCGTGTGGCGGCTACGTTTGCTACAGCGACTACGGCTAACCCTTCTGTGGTGACTAATGCGGCTTCTCCTGCTACGTTCAACATCAACGCGACTTCCACTGTTGGCGGTGCGTTCTTGACCAGCGGTAGTGCTAAGAATGGCACGACTGGCACATTGTTTTCTGCGGCTGACTTTGCGGCTCCCGGTGATCGCTCGGTTGTGTCGGGTGACATCATCTCTGTAACGTATACGTTCAGTTTGGCTGCTTGAGGTCTAAATGGCTGAAGGCGGCTGGGGTTCTGGCACATGGGGTCAGGCTGGCTGGGGTGATTCAGTCTATGACCGGAGTGTTGCTGAAACTGCGACAGGGACAGATGCCACTTCTTCAGTTGTTAGTGTGCAAGCGGCGGTCAGTGAGACTGCCACGGGATCGGATGCTATTAGCGCATTGGCTACGTTCGGTACGGCGGT